TCTTGGCAAAGCAATTGAGAAAGCACCTAAAAGTTCAAAAGCTATAGGTCCATCTCAAACACAATATAAGATGTTTAAAGCTGGTCAAAAAACAAAATCTTTATTAAGTGGTAAACTTCCAAGTGCAACAAAAAGAATTAGTAAAGTTTTAAAAGAACCAGGCGCAACAAACCAATTATTGGGTAAAGCAAAAAAAATTGGAAGAGTTGCAAGCAGAGTCGCATTACCTGTTGCTGCAGGATTCGAAGCTGCTAATCTTGCTTATAAAGTTGCAACTTTATCTCCTGAAAAAAAAGCTAAGATTAAAAAATTAAAAACAGAATTAAGTAAAAAATCAACAAAACAATCTCATGCAGATTTATTAAAAATGAGTATAGGGGGAGACACAATGTTAAAGAATCCAAAAAAAGCTGACTTAGATAAAGATGGCAAGTTATCTGGTTACGAGAAAAAAAGAGGAAAAGCCATCGAATCAAATATGATGAAAGCTTATAAAGGTGCGGAGGCTAAGGGTTATGGCGCGGCCAGAACTCAAGGCGAAGGTTTACAGGATGAGAATTTAATACCAGGAAAGTCTTTGGATTATTACAAAGACATAATGTAATGAATTATGGCTACGTCAGGAACTACAGCATTCGATCTTCAGATCGATGATATTATTGAAGAGGCATACGAACGATGTGGTATGCGGACTAATAGTGGGAATGACTTACGTAGTGCAAGAAGAAGTTTAAATCTTTTATTTTCAGAGTGGGGTAACAGAGGTATTCACCTTTGGAAAGTTGAACTTAATGAAAAAGCTTTGGTTGCTGGTACCGCTACTTATACAGTAGACGGTGATGTAAACGATGTCCTTGAAGCATATATATCTACAACAAACGCAGCAGGAAACACTGCATCAACAAATGATATATCGCTAACAAAAATTGATAGATCAGCTTATGCTGCACTTCCAAATAAATTACAAACAGGACAACCTTCACAGTATTATGTTGATAGACAAACGACACCAACTATAAGTTTATATCTTGCACCGGATGCAACAACTTTTACAACATTAAAATTTTATACAATTAATAGAATTGAAGATGCAGGTGGATTTACAAAAACAGCTGATGTCGCTTATAGATTTTTACCTTGTATGTGTTCTGGTCTTGCATATTATTTAGCACAAAAAAGAGCACCAGACAGAATACAATTATTAAAACAATTATATGAGGATGAATTAATTAGAGCATTAAATGAAGATGGTTCTAGAACTTCAGTTTATATATCACCTCAATCATACTTTCCTGGAGGTGCTTAATGAGTTTTGCTTCAGGTAAAAGATCAAAAGCTATTTCTGATAGATCTGGAATGGCTTTTCCATACAAAGAGATGGTAAAAGAATGGAATGGTTCTTTAGTTCACATAACAGAATTTGAACCAAAACACCCACAGTTAGATCCTCCATATCATAAAGCAGATGCTGTAGCTTTACAGAATCCTAGAGTAATGAAGTTTCAACAACCTACTCAAGAATTTTTAAACGATCAAACAGTTTCAGATTCTGGTGGTATTCATGTTGGTGTAGCAAATCTTTCTTTACCTGGAGACTTTGCTTTCAAAACACAAGAATTTAATGTTACCACAAATGGAATTACAACCACTATACATAGTATGGTTCCCGAAGATCCATCATTACAAAATAGAAGAAGAGAACTTATTTCATCTATAGGTTCTGTGGGGGTTAGTATTTCATAATGGCTATTACACACTCAGCTTTTCTTACACAAGTTAGAAATTATACAGAAGTTGATGCTAATGTTTTGACAGATGCTATAATACAGGATTTTATTCGATCTGTTGAATTAGGTGTTGCAGGTAAGGTTGATTATGACGATTTAAGAAAATATGCTACATCAAATTTTACATCATCGAATAGATACATAACTCTACCTTCGGATGCTATGATTGTAAGATCAATTCAAGTAATAGATGGTAGTGGTAACAGAACTTTTTTAGAAAAAAGAGATACTAGTTTTATATCAGAATATAATAATGATGGTTCAACTGGTACACCAAAGTATTGGGCTAATTGGGATGATTTTACTGCTTTAGTAGCTCCAACTCCTAGCTCAGCATTACAGGTACAGATTAATTATATAATTGATCCTCCAAAATTCACTTCAACTAATAATACTTTTCTATCAACATACCAAGAATCAATGTTACTGCATGGAGTTTTAGCAGAAGCTTATAGATTCTTAAAAGGTCCCATGGATATGTACAACCTGTATGAAACAGAGTATAATGAAGAGATACAAAATTTTGCTCTACAACAAATGGGCAGAAGAAGAAGATCGGAGTTTGATGATGGAGTACCTAGAGTACAAGTTCCTTCTCCTACTCCTAATACATAAATTTATTAAGGAGAACTATTATGGCAATAACAACAAACGCAATCTGTGATTCTTTTAAAAAAGAATTACTTCAAGGTAAACACGATTTTGATACATCATCTGATACATATAAATTAGCAATGTATACAAGTAGTGCAACTTTAGGAAAATCTACAGAAAACTATTCAACAAATCCAGGAGGTGGATCTAACACTGAAGTAACTTCATCAAACTATACTGCAGGTGGAAAAGCACTTGTAAATCAAGGTGTTAAAGTTTCATCTTCAGTAGCAATAACTGATTTTGCTGATCTAAGTTTTCAAAACGTAACTCTTACTGCAAGAGGTGCATTAATTTATAATACGACAACTGACGGTGGTTCAAACACTACTGATGCAGTATGTGTATTAGATTTTGGTGGAGACAAGACTGCAACATCTGGAACATTTACAATCCAGTTTCCTGCATTCACAACATCTGCTGCGATTTTAAGACTAGCTTAATTTTATAAGGAGTAGATATGGCTTTGGTAGTAAACGATAGAGTAAAAGAAACATCAACGACAACTGGTACAGGAACCTTTGATCTTGCAGGAGCAGTTTCTGGTTTTGAAACATTTGTTGCTGGAATTGGTAACTCTAATACTACCTATTATGCCATAGTGAACCAAAATGGTGAATTTGAAGTTGGATTAGGAACCGTAACAGATTCAGGTACAGATACTTTAGCTAGAACTACAATTATATCTTCTTCTAATTCTGATAGTGCAGTAAACTTTTCTGCAGGAACTAAAGAAGTCTTTTGTACTCTTCCTGCATCTAAATCAGTTATACTAGATGCTAGTGGAAACATTGTTGCAAACAATGGATCTAATTTGACAGCTTTAAATGCAAGTAACTTAGCAAGTGGGACCGTTGCAAATGCAAGACTAGATGCAGATCTTGCTGCAATTGGAGGTTTAACATCAGCAGCAGATAAAGGTATTCAATTTACAGGATCAGGCACTGCAGCAACATATGATTTAACATCTGCGGGTAAAGCACTTCTTGATGATGCAAACGCTGGTGCTCAAAGAACTACTTTAGGATTAGGAACAGCTGCTGTATTAGATACAGGTATATCAAATACAAACGTACCTAAATTTACAAGTGGTGTAGCAGACGATGATTTTTTACGTGTAAACGGAACAGATATTGAAGGACGTTCTGCAAGTGAAGTTAGATCAGACTTAGGTTTAGCTGCTTCTGCAACAACTGACACAACGAATGCTAGTAATATTAGTTCTGGTACTTTACCAAATGCAAGATTAGATGCACAATTACAAGATGTTGCAGGATTAGCAACAACAGCAGGAAAAATTATTCAAGGCGATGGGTCAAACTTTGCCCTTTCAGCTTATACACTTCCAACATCAGATGGATCTGCAAACCAAGTTTTAACCACTAATGGTTCTGGTGCAGTTACTTTTGCAACACCAACAGTTGGAGATATAACTTCTGTTGTAGCAGGCTCTGGTTTAACAGGTGGTGGAACATCAGGTGATGTAACTTTAAATGTTGGAGCAGGAACTGGTATTGATGTAGCGGCAGATGCGATTTCAGTTGACGTATCAGACTTCATGACCAATGGTGCAAATAACAGAATTGTTACCGCAACTGGTACAGATGCACAAAATGCAGAAGCTAATTTGACATTTGATGGATCTACATTAACTGTGACTGGTGCTATCAGTGCTACTTCTCTAGATGCTGATGGTGGAATCACAGTTGACAATATTACGATAGATGGCACAGAAATAGATTTAAGTTCAGGTGATTTAACAATTGATGTTGCTGGAGACATTACTCTTGATGCAGGAGGTGGTGATATACGTTTTGATGCAGGAGGAAGTGAATATGGTAAATTAACTTTATCAAGTAATAATTTAAATATACATTCTAGTATTAGCGATGGCGATATAGTTTTTAAAGGTAATGATGGTGGAGCTGCTGTTACAGCACTAACACTAGACATGTCAGCTGCAGGCGCTGCTACGTTTAACAAAGGTGCTACTTTTGGTGGGGCTTTGTTACCAGCTGCTAATGATACACATGATCTTGGTGCAGATGGTAATGTATGGGCACATGTGTATACTGGTGACTTACATTTAAGTAATGAAGCGAAAGCTGAAGGTAATGCTGTTGATGGTACAAAAGGTAATTGGACTATTCAAGAGGGTGCAGAACATTTATTTATTTTAAATAATAAGTCTGGAAAAAAATACAGATTTGAATTGAAAGAAGTGTAATGATTTTTAAATTTAACGATAAAAATTATGATAGTGAAAAGTTGTCTGATAAAGGTAAAATTTATTTACAGAAAATACAAAATGTTGTTTCAAAAAAAAATGAATTAAGTATTGAATATACAGATTTAGAAATCATACAAAAACACTACTCCGATCTGCTTAGTAATGAATTACCAAAAGAAGAAAAGGTAGAAGAAAAAAAAGAGGCCTAAACAATGGCTTTTGGAATAACCGCATATTCTGAAGCGGCATTTAGTTCAGAAGCTAACTCGGTAATAGCTTACGCTACAAGTTTATCTCTTACTAGCTCAATAGGTGAAGAATCAAATACTGGTTCTGCTAATGTTACTGTATCAGGAATTCAATTATCTTCTAATATTGGAACATCAGTTGCAGGTACATCAGCTTTAGTTGATGTTACAGGATCACAGTTAACTTCTTCAATAGGTTCAGATTCTATTATTGACATAGGTGTTCCAGTAACTGGTTCAGAGTTATCAGTAAGTAATAAAACATTTACACAAGATACTTTAACAGCTTTTGGTCAAGCACCTTTTGCAACTCAAAGTCCAAGCACTATTGAAATTCCTACAGTCACTGTTGAAGGAACAACAGGAGCAGGAACTTTACCAAGTTTCTTATTACAATCAACATTAGGTACTTTCTCTGTAGCTGCAGATGGTAATGTTTCAGTCGTAGTCACTGAGCATACAATGAACACATCGATAGGAAGCGTAAGTGTAACGGGTATTGCAAATGTTTCAGTAACTGGCTCTGAAATAACCATGACATTGGGAGAAGAGTCTGCCTTTACAGATCACACTGTTGCAGTAACAGGTATGTCATTAACTTCATCAATAGGAGAAGAGGTACCAACTGCAGATGCTAATGTTACATTGAGTGGTATGTCTTTGACAAGTTCTATTGGCACGGCATCACAATCTTCAATATACAATGTAACGGGAAGTCAAATGTCTTCTTCAATCGGTTCTGTTACAGTTACCGCTAGTGCAAATGTATCACCACTAGGAAATCAAGCACAATCAAGTATAGGAACTGTTAATGTAACAGCTTGGGCTGAAATAGACCCTGGTGTAGCTAATGTTTGGACTGAAGTTGATTTAGCAGCTTAAAAAATGTATAATTATAAAAATAGGAATTTAAGATGGCATCAAGTTACACAGATTTAGGAGTTGAACTTATCACAACTGGTGAGAAAGCTGGATTGTGGGGAACAATTACAAATACTAATTTAGAAATAGTAGAACAAGAAGTTGGAGGATATGTAGCTAAATCAATTGCTGGTGGAGCTCAAACTACAGCTTTAGCAATTACTGATGGGTCAACATCTTCTTCAGATGCAAGAAATGCTATTATAGAATTGACTGGATCTATATCAGGTAATCAAATAGTAACCGTTCCAGATAGCATTAAAAAAAATTATGTAATATTTAATAATACAAGTGGTGCACACACAGTTCAATTTAAAACTGTTTCTGGAACAGGACCAACTTTTGCAACGACTGATAAAGGTATTAAAATAGTATATTCTAATGGGACAAATATTATTGATGTAAATGCAAATTTAGGAACTGTTGCAACAAAAGGAATTACTTCTTCTGGTGACATTGTACCAGGTGCTGACGATACATATGATTTAGGAGCTGTGGGAAATGTCTGGAGAAACATTTATACAGGGGATTTACATCTTAATAATGAGCATAAAAATGAAGGTAATATTGTTGATGGCTCAAAAGGTAGCTGGACTTTACAGGAAGGTGCTAACGATATATACTTGATTAATAATAAATCTAATGAAAAATTTAGAATTAAGCTAGAAAAAATTTAAAGGAGACGTAATGGGTATTATTTCAAATGGAACTACAATAATAGATAATGGTGCGATTGGTGCGGATAAAGTTGATACTACTCAAATTGCAGATGATGCGGTTGAGGCAGCGGAACTTGCAAATACTTCTGTATCAGCAGGTTCATATACTCTTACAAATTTAACAGTAGATGCACAAGGAAGAATTACTGCTGCATCAAACGGATCAGCTGGTGGTGGAGGATTTGTCCCACAACTTATTAAGTTAGGCCCTGCTTCAGGAACTTACAGTCCACCTGCTAGTGTAACAAAGTATTATGCTTATGCAGCCTCTGGAGGCGGAGGCGGAGGCAACGGAGCTCCCGCAAGAAGTGGAGGCTCAGGTGGTAGCGGATCCTACGGTTTTTATAAAGGAAGTGTTACAGGAGGAACTCCAGTATCTTACGCAGTTGGAACAGGGGCAGGCCCTGGGTCTACTGGAGGAGCTACTAATGTAACAAATTTATTTACAGTTAATGGAGGAGCACCAGGAAACAACGCTAACAATAATCAAAATGGTGGCGGTGGATCTAGTGGAAATTCTCCAGGTTCATCAGGAAATTTAAACTTTGATTTCTTATACGGAAATGATTTAAATATATGTGGTCCTGGTCCAGGTGGAAACCCAAGTAACCAAGGCCCTACCGGAGGAGGAACAGGCGGTAGAGGTGCGTTAACTTTTTTTGATAACGAGACGTAAGGATAATTTATGGCATATTTAATTTTTGAAAATAACAATTTAATTAGAATTGCAGCTAATGAGAATGATAAAAATTCTTTAAATACTTCAGAAGCAGTAACTGTTGTTGAAGTGAGTGAAAGCGATTTTTTACAAATCAAATCTGGTAGAAAAGGTGCTTCTTATGATGGAACAAATGTTACCTATATCGATTTTTATGAGGATCCAAATGAAAAATTTGATCCACTTGAACAAGGCACCTTAGAGTTTTTTCATAAAAATATAATAGAACAAATAAATAATTTTCTAGAAATGAATCCTGATAGTTCAATGAAAGACTCTATTACAGCTTATAAAACATTTTTAGAAGGATTTGATTGTTCAACAATTACATACCCAATGACAAAATCTTGGGAACAACACTGTCAAGATAATTCAATAACATATTTCCATCCTTTACAAATACCTTAGTATTTAATATAAGGTTGAATGTTTGAACGAGAGATTTTATTTTCTGCATCTGAAACTTATATAAAAAACTTTAAAACAAAACCACAACCTATAAAATTAAATATACCAAAATGGTATAAAGATTTGCAGCATCACGCTAGGCTAAAAACTATAAAAGGTTGTATGCCTTTTTTAGACACGTTGACTTCTGGTTATCTTTTAAGAATGCCAATTGATTATCATTTGTTTTTTAATGAAGAAACGGAAGTAAATGGACAACTTGGAAAATATACAGATTATATCACATCTGAAATAGATGGATCTTTAGCAAATACTATGAACATAGGTAAAGCTCATGTTCATGGTGTAGAGCAAGTATCAGAAAAATGTCCTTTTTCTCAAAAAAATAAAGGGTATTCGTTTTTAAAAATATTGAATCCTTGGAAAATAAAAACACCTAAAGGATATTCTTGTTTATTTCTACCACCTTTAAATAATTCTGATGATAGGTTTTCAATCATACCAGGTATAGTAGATACTGATACTTTTCCTACTGAAGTTAATTTTCCAATAATTTTAAATGGTGACAAATATGAAAAGATGGATACTGTTATTAAAGAAGGAACCCCTTATGTACAAGTTATACCTTTTAAAAGAGAGTCTTGGAAAATGAAAATAATATCTGAGAAAGATAATGAACTTATAAAAAGTAGACCCTCTGGAGTTAGAGGAGTTTGGCATTCTTACAAGGATGCTTTTTGGAAAAAAAAATCATGGAAATAAAAAACACAAAACTTAATGATTATATAAAAATATTTGATTCTATAGTTAAAGAGGAAACTTTAGAAAATTTTATAGAAATTTGTAATAACCATAATTTTGAAGCTGGTAAAATTGTAGGTAAAAATGGTAAAAATGTAGTAGAACAAAACACAAGGAAAACTGATGTATGGGCTTTATCTAATTTAAATAGTAGTCTAACTACAGTTCATTGGTATAATTTTTTTCAAAAAGTGTTTGGTTTAAAATATATAGAATATATGAATTTTTTTTCAAATAATAGAGTCGGAATATCAGTTCCAAATATATTTGATATACAAGTACTAAAATATAAAAAAAATTTTTATTACAAATTTCACGTTGATCAATCTTCCCAAAACAATAGACAATGGAGTGGTATTTTTTTTGTAAACGATAATTACAAAGGAGGAGATTTAATTTTTTCAACTCCTTGTTCAACAAGTGAAATTAAAATCGAAAAGAAAAAAAATAGATTAGTAATATGGCCAAGTAACTTTATGTATCCACATACAGTTTTACCAGTTACAGAAGGTATTAGGTATTCAATAGTATCATGGGCACAATAAGAAAAGATTTTAAATATAAATTAGTTAAAAATTTTTTAACTAAAGAAGAGATTCAATTATTAAGTATTTATTGTGAAATTAGACATAGAAGTAATTTTAAAGATTTTGATGAAGTACAAAATAATGTAGGTGATACAGTTTTTTATGGAGACCCAATAACAGACTCTTTAATGTTAAAGTATAAAAATAAACTTGAAAAAATAGTAAACAAAAAACTATTACCAACATATTCTTTTTGGAGAATGTATACTAACAATGCAGATCTAAAAAAACATGTTGATAGAGAATCTTGTGAAATAAGTGTTACAGTTAATATTTCAAACGATGGCACAAAGTGGCCTATATTTATGGATAATAAAGCTTTTAATTTATCTCCAGGTGATGCAGCTATTTATTTAGGGTGTGAAGTAGAACATTGGAGAGAAAAATTTAAAGGAGATTATAATGCACAAGTCTTCTTACATTATGTTGATGCATTTGGAAAAAATAAAAACTTATTTATGGATAAAAGAAATTTTTGGGGGGTAGTCGATAATGAAATTTAAACAATACAAAGACGGGTCTTGCGATATAATATTTGAAGATAGTGAAGTTGAAATTATTAAGAATAATAAAAAAATGCATTTGTCTGATGAAACTTTAAGACATTTTGGAAATACTCTTGTAAAAATTGTAGCTGATTGGAATATTGTATTAAGAGAAGATCTACAAAAAAAACAAACTGAACCAGATCAAATTATTAGAGGGGAAAAACCAAAAGATGATAGTTGAAAACAATTTTATTTACAATAAAGATTTTGTAAAAATTTTTTACAATATTACTCAAGAACAATTCCCTTGGTATATGTATAAACATTTAGATAGTTTTAAATTAACACATCATCTTGTAAAGAACGTTAATAATGAAAGAATAAGTAGTTCACATGTTCCTAATATTTTAGCACCCA